GCTTTATTGACATTCAGGGAGGCGACCGCCATACCGAGTGTTTTACGAAGGGCGCCAATTTGATCGGTGAAGGTGCCCGGGCCTCGCTCTTTGGCGCCATAAGGGTCTCCTTCGACGCCGCTCTTGCCGGCGGCCATCCTAGTGAGCCGTTCTAATTTGAACTCGGTGTCAGACCTCTGTTGCCCCGCGGTATTATAGGCAGCGATTACCTGGTTCGCTTTCCGGTGCCCTTCTTCCTCGTACCCGGAGGCTTTTGAAAGGCCAAACGAGCGTGCAACGGCCTTGCCGGCAGCATGGGACACCAGACCTAGCGGAGAGACGGTTGTTTGGAGGAGTTTCTTAAAGAACCCCATGTCACACCTCAATCCGCTTGGGGGCAACTTTATTGACAGCCGGCGGGGATATCTTCGTGGTCTTACCAGTGGTGCAGTTGCGCACACTTACAACACGCATGGTTGGGGGCAGATCATTCAGGTGCTTATCCCCAACTGGGTTATACTCCTGCCAGTTGACACCATCCGACGCTCTCAGGAGTGCCCTCTTGGCCGCCTCCTCTTGATCGGCTGCTTTGACAGGGCCGATGGTTACGAGCTGGCGAACAAAGCGTTCGATGGTCACGTTAAATTCCTGGCGTTCCATAATCAACCTCCAAAGATTTTTTCGTTAAGATCGGCCATCTCTTGGCGTGCATTAACGTCGCCCTTGTTGTAGCGTTCGACGTAGGCGCGATCCTCCATGAGCTGCGACTTGCGCGTCTGAGCGCCCTCTGCAGTCATTGGCGACTTGAAGCCACCTTTGGGGCCGTCGCCGGCCGCGAACGGGGGTTCCGTCACGCGAGCGCCAATGTTCGCCATAAGGCGGGCAGTGCGGGTGTCAGTCTTAAGGGCTTCCATCTGCTCCGGCGTGAAGCCGAGCTTCTGGGCGGCCTCGCGCGCGAGTGTCATCTTCTTCTCGAAGTTCGCACCCCAGTCCGTCTTAAGAGCGGTCATCTCCGCCGTGGCGGCAGCCGCCTGAGCCACTGCCTCTTTGCCTGATACATCGGCCACGAGCGCCTTGAAGGCGTCAAAGACCGAGCTGGCCTGCGTCTGGGTGAGCCCAAGTGGATGGAATGTCTTGGCAGCCCACAAGACAAACTCGCCGTCGGACTTATCCGCAGCTTGTTGGAATTGGTAGCCCTCCGCCTTCTCAGGGCGCCCGAGCCGGTTAAAGATCGGGTCCATGGCGCCGGCCGCGGTGGGGTCGCGCGGGAGGGTGAGGCGCTGCTCGGCGGGAACGCCAATCATGGTCTCCGCGGAGCGGTGCGCCTTGAGCGCGCTGGCCACATCCTTGAAGCCTTTGTTATCCACCCAGCCCTTCATGTCTGCGTCGAGGGCGCCATACCATGGCGTTGCCGGCTCGACGCCGACTGGAGGAGTGACTGCTACTGGTGTTACGTCGGTCATGTTATAGTTTCCTGTATGTGAGGTTCCATATTTCGTCGTCTGTCAAGTTGAGGTATTGGCTGATACGTAGCCACACCTCCCGCCTTCCTTCACGCAGCGCATGGATACGTGGGTCGGGGTCGAACGTGCTTTTGGCCGCGAAGCAGAACTTCGCCATGTCTTGGAGGGCCAGGCGATTGCTCATGTCCTCCTTATTGAAGGTGAACTGGTAGGCTTTCTTACGCTCCACGAGCACGCTTTTTACCTCAGTCTCCGTGCCTTCGAGCTTCATTCCGTCATCCCCGCCGTCTTGGCGGCGGCACCCGCCTTAAGCAGGGCCGCCGCGGGGCCGGCTTCCTTAGTCTGGGCGTCTCGTTCAGCCGCTTGCGCGCGCTGCTCGCGAAGGGCCGCCAAGGCCTCTTCGGTCTTGGTCCAGGTCACCGGCATACCGTTGATGTCGCCAACTTCGGGGATGATCGTGTCGAAGTCGAACACGTCGAACACCGTGGCGTCGCCGGTAGCTGTGGCGACCTGGGCCGCCATGTCGAGGGTTCTCATACCGCCAGCGACCTTCTCGGCGCGCATCACGCGCGACAAGGGGTTCTCGTAGGCGACCTCATACTCCCCGTTGGCTTCCAACAGCTCGGGGGGCATGGGCGGGAGAAGCCTCTGCTCCATGAGCACGTCCAACTCGCGGTCGATCATCGGCCCGAGGTACTCGGACTGCTGGCGACCCACCGTTGGCGCCAACAGGATGCCCTTCTCGCGCGTGCGCTCGATAACCTCAGTCGCCGTCATCGTCGGGGTGTCGGTCAAAATCTGGAACAGGTGTACGAGGAACGCCGCGTTGATCTGCTTGCGCTCTTCGTCCATCATCTCGATGCCCATATCGAGGCGGCCGGAGGGCAGCACCGACACCATTGGGTTGCCGCCAGGGGAGGTGCCCCCGCGCAGCACGGAGCCAGGCGCCCGATCGACTTCGTCGAGGATGCCGTCGTCGGGGATCAGGAGAACCGGATCCACCGCGAGCTGGCCAGCCTTGAGCATCGACCGCTTCTGCATCTGTAGGGTGTTGATCGAGGGGAGCACCTGCATGGCCGGGCTGCGGCCGTAGACTTCTCCCGGCGCCTGCTCGTAGCGCGGCGTGAGGTAGGGGAAGGTGTTGTAGCCCGCCGTCTGAATGAGCCACTTGTACTTCATGTCGACGTAGTGGCTAACGAACTTTTTGCCGTAGCTGTCGAGGCGCTCGGCGAAATATTCCGCCTGTGGCTTGACACAATGAATGAACCAGCACTCCTGGTCGCGGAGGTCCGGCATTGCTAGCTCGCGCTGCATGGCCGGCGATAGGCTGCCGGCGCCAAACCACTCGGCGGCCTTCGCCGGGGTGAGTGGGAAGTAGCGGATGACGTGCTGGACGATGCCCTGGTGGCCCTCTTTGAGGTAGACCTCCCCGAGCGTGCAGGTCTTGTAGCGGAGGCCGGGCGCCGTACCCAGCTTGTCAAGGTACATGACGCCGGTCCCGAAGGCGCCAAGGGACTTGAACACGCCTTGGTTCTGGCCAGGGAAATTCGCCAAGTAGGCTGTCCTATAGCCGAACAGCACCGTTGTGGCTGCCTCATACCACTCGCGTACTGCGCGAACCTTATTTAGCTCAGGGTTGGTGGTCGTGAGGCGGTGCCATTGCGAGTTGGCTGGCGTTAGCAGACTATCGAGAATTGCAGCGAACTGCCCGAGCGCGAGTTGCGGCGTGCTGTCAAATTGTAGCTGTGTATCCTTTATGCCGGGCGACCGCTGCGATTTGCCGGGTTTGAAAGACATGCGCTGGTTCGGCCAGATGACCTCGGCGATACCCTCCCACATGGTCTCAAAGTTTGCGCGGCCAGCCGAGAGCCGCGCCATGTCTGCGATAATTTCGTCAATCAGTTTCCGCGTGCTGGGGGGCTGGACTTCACTCAAAGTGATTGCCCTTCTTAGAATTCTCGGGAGAGATTGCCATTTGCCTATGATGCCTTATTCTGGTGGCCAAGTCAAGTGCACTGACCGATAGCCTGCCCGGAGAAGGGATCATAATTATTCCCAGCGTTCTTGACCCTGACCGGCCCGCGCACCAACCGCGCCCCGATCCTATCCTGCGACTTAGCGTAGCGCAACATCATAATGCCACATTTTACCGCGGAGATCAAGTCATCGTGGCGCTTGACGATCTTGTTGTCTTTTCTATAGTAACCAATATATTCGTCCAAAAAGGCCCGCTGGTCGTCGAACACCATGAAGCGGCCGGTCTCCAGGCGCGCCTGGAACTCGCTAACAAAGGCGGCATGGCCGTAGCCACCCTCAGGCCAGGTCGCGTGGGAGGGCAGCATGTTGATGTTGTGAGGCGACCTTCGGTACTGCTCCGCTAGGTTGAGGCCAGAGGTCTTGTCCCGCTCCAGCCCGTCCTGTGGCCAGGCGACCGGGATGCCCTCCCCTCGCGATCGTATGAAGGCGGCGATCGAGGGGACCAGGCAGTCCGACTGCCGGAAGTGGTCGTATAGGTAAACTATGTCCCGGTCGGTATCGTGTGCAAGCCAAGCCATCGCCTGAGGATGGTCCTTGTTGATGCCGAAATCCATGCCTAGAATTAACTTCCAATGCCGGTTAATCGGGATACGTGGCGTTGTGAAGGCGCCAACAGGGATGGTCCAGACCGCGCCTTCCCCCTGGCTGATCTCGCCGTCGATGCGTGCGAGCTGCTCGTGGAGCGGGATGGAGAGCCGCATCTTGGTAATCATCTCGCCTGTCAAATGCGCGCTCTCCCCGGCGGACATCTTGATGACGGCACGCCCTTCAACCTCCTCGTCATAAAAGAGGGCGATAACCGCCGAGCGGCCCTTGAGCGGGGTAAAGGTTGTGAAGGCAATTCCGTTGGTCGCGAACAAGCGCGCCAGCCCCTCAATGTAGAGGTCGATTGGGGGTTCCTCGTCGAACCAGAGGAAGTCGAGGCCGGCACCCTGCCAGATGCCGCGCTCCTGCTGATAGGTCTTAACGCCAAGGGTCGAGTTGGCGCCAGAGGTGTGTTTGACAATGAGGGTCGCCACACGGTCGGCACCCCCACGGCCTTGGATAACTTTGACGATGCTGTCCTTGGGGAGGAAGCCGGTGCCGACGAGGTGCGGCTGATTGATCGGCGTCTCAGTCCCGAGCAGGTGCTTCATGGCCGTCTGCCGGATCGCGTCCTCGCTTTCGCCGGCCAGCCAGCCCGTCGCCGGCGTCGTGAACCGGCGGCCTGTCCACCACTCCGGGTAGATGCCGGTCATATGCATGGCGACTTCCGCGGCCCCCGCCTGGGACTTGCCGGCCCGATTGGGCGCCTGGAACAGCCGCTGGCTGTTCGTCAGGCCGCTCGCGTGGAACAGCATTTGCTTGAAGTACGGCGCATAACGTCCGAGCTTCGCTTCCGCCATCTGCGTGACGCGGGCTTCGAGAGCCGTTATCCCTTGGAGGATTTCGTCCCGGTTCACGAACGGGACACGATGGCCATCTTGGATGGCGCCTTCAGAGGAGGGACCGGGAAGGTGCCCGTCCGCATGAACTGCTCGACACCGGCGACGATCTCGAACAAGTCATCTACGCCATATTCAGGGCCGCCGCCGACCCAGAACTGGGTGGCATACTGGACGGCGATATGCCGGCGGATTTCATCAACACAGTAGGGAGTGCCGGGCACTAGGGCTTCAGCTTCAGGTTCAACAATGGTGTCAGTCATTATCGCTGATCTCCTCAAATTCTATGTCAACAGGCGCCGGTAGCGCCAGGGGTGGCGGGGATACGCCAAGGGACTTTAACTTCTCTTCCAGAACCTTAAGGGTCACCATGAGCTCGGCGTCGCTCCGGGTGTCGGTGATCTCAATCTTGTGCTCGGTGCGCTGGATCGGCGGCAGACGGGCGGCGAGGTTCCAGCGATCGACCAAGTCTTTGGCGGCCGCCAGGCGCACTTGGTGCGGAGCCTCGTTCAATCCGCGCGCCGCCTCGACAAGGTAGGTCAGGCCGGCCATGGCGCCATCGAGTCCCTCGGCTTGCACGATCCACCGGATGGCAGCGCGTATCTTGGGGGTGCGCACTAGATCGTACGCGCTCTGGTTAGGCGCCATGTAGCCGGCTACCGCCGCCGCTTTGGCGCCACATCCTAACTTGCCGCCAAGGCGCACGTATTCGTTTACGAACGCCTGTTGCCGGGCGTTCAGTCCGTGATAAGCGATTTCGTCGTGGTCTCTGGCTGAGGGCATTAAAACTATCATGGCATAGAATTCCGGGCGGCGCAAGGGGGTCCTACTGAATAAGTGCAGGGATGGTTAACAGTTTTCTCCCGCTTGGGGTTTTTAATTTTATCTGACGGGGATTTAATTTTATCTGACAGGATTTAATTTTATCTGATGGTTAACGGTTTTATCTGGCGTGGGGTTTAATTTTATTTTACATGGGTTTAATTTTATTTTTTGTGGGGAAAATGGCTGCGCGCCTGCGGTTACGAGGGCATCCACCCACCAACGACCGAATAAATCTCGGGGTACCCGGCACTAAGTGGGTCCCTTTATAGTGAAGATAAAATTAGATTATCTTTTATATCCCTTTTAAGCAGCGGATTATCTTTATAGTTCGGAGATAACAGCGGATTATATCTCTTAATAAGATTATCTCTCTAGAA